CTTTAAATAAGTTACTGTTGATAAATGATGATGTGTATTTGTAATTAATAGCACTGAATATCTCATCTATAATTGTTTTAGCCTGTACGGCAGGTTTAAATTGTGATACTTGTAATGGTGTTGTTGGATTATCCATTTGATACTTTGCACCACCAAACTCAAATCCAGGTGAATTAACGTTTGAGGGATTAGCACCATAATTAACTAATGGATATAGAATTGAGCCTGAAATTGATCCAGTAAATAATGTTTCAGCCCACGATGAAGATATACTAGTGTAAGTGTATGGGTGAGCATATTTAGACCAGTTTAATTCAGCAATTGCTTTATTCTCGTTTAATATACGAAAATCTACTGTTTCATTTGATACAACACAGTTATAAACAATATCATTATATTGATCACTTACAACATTGTTAATACGTAATTTACCTGTGAATACAGCCTCTCCATCAACTAATACCTGGCAAGGTACTGATTTGTTTAAAGCAACAGCAGGTGTGGCTCCTATATCAAATACGTTATTAAAGAATCTATTGCTGTTATCGTTACCAGGTAATATTACCTCTTGAGATGAAATACCAAATACAGTTCCTATCTCTCCTAATTCAATAGCTGATATATCTAATAAAAAATCAGGTATATCGAGTACCTCTAGGTCAAATTTCTTGCCTAAATCGTTTGTTGCTCTAATTATTACTGAATATTGGTTAGCCATTATCTGCTTCTCTTATTGTTTGCTAAAGTATAATTAACAATATATTGGAAATTTTTCTGTGTACGTGGGTTTGTTTTGGATATAAATTCATTATCTAGAACAATTATTGGTAACCAATCTGTTCCATCTTGTATATAAACGTTAGGTGAATAAAATATACCACTGCTACCTAACCAGTCAGCTTGTTCTTGTGTTAACCAATCACTGTATACCTGGAAATTCTCAGATATATTAGTATAGTACCCATCAGTACCTCTACGCTTTTTATCATATCCTACACTGTTGGTTGTTGTAGAATAATTAACAAAATTCCTTTTGTATGTACCAAAATCTAACGCTGTGGTTTTATTTTCTTGTAATTGAAAATTGAAATAATCCCACACACCATAATTGTTAATCCAGGCAAATCTTCGTCCATTATATCCACACAATGCATCCTGTTTATAGAATGTAAATTTGTCCCAAACACCATTAGTGTTAGGACCTGAAGGACCTTGTGGATAAAATTCAACCTCATAATAATCCCATGAACCTGTAAGTTGAGGTAAACCACCGTTATCTAGCAAGTTTTGTGGACCAACACCTACGTGAACTAATAAAGAACCTGATGTTTGCGAACCACTAGTGCTAGTACAAGTATCAATTGTGCTTGGAAATGCATTTGAAATTGATCCAGTACGAGGACCACCTGATCTAAAATTACCAGTATTGTCTAAGTTATCAAATGATGCGCTTGCAATAGCTGATCCTGTATAATACAGCGTATATTCAACCCAAGCTATATCTTGTGCGGAGCCCGTGACTTGAGAGAGGTTGCCGTTTAAAAGCGATATACTCGCGTAATCTGCGAGAGTAACATATTGAGTACGAGGGGCATCTGTTAAAGCAACCTGAGAATTGAATGTTTGTGAGTTAGGGGTAGGTCTCATTACAAAATAAGAACCAGTATTCCAGTTCCAATCCCCAGCATTAGGATCTAAAGTACCATTTAACAAATAATAAAATGGATTTGAACCTGTAAATGCGGCTGATCCTGTAGCATTGCCTACACCTGTAAATGATGTTACACTTGATGTGGTTGATGTACCAAATTCCTCACCAAATGCTACTCTAAAGAATTTAGCTGTTTCAGTGTTTTTATTAAATAAAGAACCAGTATCACCAATGTCTAAAGCATAAGTGTCATAATCTAAGTATTGTTTTACTATACGTCCTAAGTTAAATACACCTTTACCTGATGGATTAGGTTGTTGTTTAATTGTTGTTAAAACAGTACCACATCCACTTTGAAGCGATAACACGTATTGGAATTGAGGAGCAGATGAACTTACACTTGTTACCTCCCAGATCATGTCTGAGTTGGCTAAGTTTAATCGTGCTGCTGCTTGTTGTATTGTAATTTGTGACATTATTTTGCTTTAAATAAGGTTTCTATTTCTTGTTTGATTGCTTTATTGAATATACCTGGTAAATCTTGTTTAATTACAGTATCAACCGCTGGTTGTATAAATGGGAATGCTCTTCTTCTTACTTGGCCACGTTTTCCTATTCCACGTTGAATAACAAATGGCAATTGTTTTGCTGTAATACCACCACGAGGTGTAATACCATTTTTAGCAATCCAGAATTGAATTGCTTTAATTGGTGGTTTTCTACCTGGTCCTCGTTCTTTTCCATTATTAACCCATTGGCCATAATCAAGCATTGTGATTACAAGTTTATTATCTGTAACCGTTGCTTTGATTGAATTAGATAACTCACCCGTATTATTATTGTTATTACGTTGTAAGTTAGCCTTCATCTGGGCAACTATTTGGTTACCAACCTGTTGTAATGCTTGTTGTAAAGGAGTAGCCATTATAATTTAGGAAAATTACAGAAGTCTAATGTGCCATAAGTGGTAACAGTAATATTTGCAACCCATCCTGCTACGCGATCATTAAATGCCTCGTATAATGGAGAAATACTACTTAATGTTATAAATTGTTCTTGTTGATCAGCACCTAAGTTAAAGTAAGCAATTATATCATACAAGTAAACCTCGGTTTGTGATTGTAATTTCAATACATCAGTATCAGTTAACTGAGGTATATCCATCATATAAAATTCAAAATTGAGTGAGCGAGCACCTGATACACCATTAGGATTTAATACCATACCTGTTGATTGGATAGGTCGTAAAAAAGCAAATGGGTATTTTATATTTTGAGATAGTGAATCTAATCTGTCAATACTTCCCTCACCAAATGAATGTATAGCGAGGTGTTCATCACACGCAGTTCTAAACTGCTCTACAATGTATTGGTAATCTGGAAAGTCAGCCATAATTAACAGTTACAATTATTGTGTCTAGATAAAATTTCATTTAATTGCTCAGGTGTAATACCATAAGCACTACACACTAAATGAGATCCTGCTTTTTGAGCTTTCCTTACTATTTCCTCCTCATTAGGGTGATAGAATGTAGATTCTACTTTAGCGGATTTAGTTTTAGGTGTTGGTGAGATATAAAACTCTTGAACTGAGTCTGCGATTTCATTTTCTAAATTTTCCATATTATAGTCTTGGTTTAACTTGTTTTTGTTTTTGTTGTTTTTCTAATGATAATTCTCTTTGTAATGATAAATAATTAAATACAAATAAAATGTTTAATTCAATGAGACTTTTGTCTCCTGTGATTGATAAGATGGAGGTTTCTGCAAGTTCATAGAGTGTAAGTAACCAGCCGTAGTGCTTTGCAATTGAAAGTTTATCTTGCTCGTCTTCTTCCTCATTTTCTCCATTTGGGTTTTGTGGGAAGATAACAGAGTATCGCTTAACAACATTGCTTTGGTACCTAAAAAAAAAGCCATAGCTCCAAGGGCTATGTCTAGAGGAAATTCCTCAAAATTAGGCGCTTTAGTTTTGCGTATATCAGCATCATAATCCTCTACATCATAATAATCAAACACGTTTTCAACCTCATATTTTAATGCTTTAATTGTTGATTTCCATATAAATGCTCCTGTATTGATTTCATTACGGGTTACTGGGCGATACAATAAAGCTAATATATCAGTTAAATTGCGTTCTACATCTTTAGTTAATGTATCTAGGTCAATGTATTCACCTAAATTCATTTTAGACATGTTTCTAAAGCCATACATCACTCCATTCCACTCAATTATGGGATGGAATGACTGTTGGTTTTTATTATTCATTATGTCATTAATTTTTTTATACACCTCTATAATAGAAGGCATACTCCATTGCAGTACATCATCATACGACTCACCTGTTACTGCTGAAACCACAGCAATCATTTGCTCTGTTTCATCTAGTGATGATAATATGTTAAGCGTTTTGTAGTGCTTAACCATAAAATAATCAGGTATTTTAATTGTTTTATTCATTCGATAATAAATATTTACATTATGTGTTTTACTCTCTTAAATAAGAAAGGGCTCTTACGAACCCTCCCTAAACTATGAAACAAACAAGCAGTTCAAATAAAAGATGCTAGGGGGGATAAAATGAACATGAGGCAACACTCGCCGAAAACCCCCCTATTATAGCATCTGTAAGTGAGATAATCTACGGCAAATAACTCACTTCAATAAATATACACTTAAAGTATTAAGACACCAAGTCTTTCTTTAATTGTTTTAATTGGTCTTTAATTCCTACCCACAATAAAAACTTATTATACAATCCACATTCCTCTAGGAATTCAATTGCTAATTTCATTTCCTCATCTTCAGTGAAAATGGCTTGTTGTAAATCCTCCTCAATTACTGAGGGAGTAGTTGGGTTACGTTCTTCTTCTGTTTTAAATTCAATCGGCATATCAATAAATATACTAATAAGATTTCAAACTACCACCAAATTTTGGTTTAATGTTTGTACCAATGTGAAATTTAGATCTTTTAAATACAGCATTACGGGATTCATTTGCTAACATCAGTGCCATAATTGTATCATCATGAAAACCACTTGGTGCACTGAAATTCATAGAACCATTAGCATTCATTTTGTATGTGTATATACTTAATTCATCGTGTAAAAACGAGAATAAATGTTTTGATGGTAATACTAAGTTACTTTCTTGTAAATCATAAATTAGTTTACGGATACCATTTACTTTGTTATCGTTAGTGGTAATCCAAGAATCTATTTTTCTATTGTGCGAATGGATAACTTCAAATACGGGTAAGCCTGGGCCATTAATTTCACAATATCCTGATGTAACTTGATATCGTTTAAGACTTGCGACAAACGATTTAGTAATATCTGCATATGACGTTCCATTAATTCGTTCCATATAAGCCACTGTTCCTCCGTCATCCATAATGCAGAGTACAGAATAGTCATTCTGGAGTCCCAAATCAATTCCAGCAAAATATCTCTTTCCTCTTGTATCGTCATCCCATTTATCAAGTATACATACCATATCTAAGTTGGTAAACACATCATTACCAGCATCAGTAAATTCAGCATAATATTCCTGATCAAATATATTTTTAGGTAGTGATTTTTGTTGTTCTAAAATAAAGTCTTGGTTAACGTGCGGATTGTCCTGAGAAATACCTTTGAATGCAGTATACGTTGGATTTTGCGTGTTACCTCGCATAAAATACTCATAGAACCAGTTCTTGGATTTGGGTGTACTAATGATCAAACATTTTTTACCAATAGCTGATAGTGTAGGTAATACTGCTTGTTCAATTGCATCTTGTTTTATATAAGCTGCTTCATCCAAAACCATATAATCGAAGCTAAACCCCCGTATAGTATTATAATTATCAGTACTAAGGAACTTAAGTGTAGAACCGTTAACAAATTCGATAGTGAGAGCTGATTTATTTTGTCTAATAATGATTTCATGAGATGCATTAGTTAATTCATCGAATATTTTTTGGCATTGGTTATATACTGGAGTGATCCAAGCACCTTTCATGTTTGTCTCACCTAATAACCAGTATAACATTAGGTTTTGAGCCAATAATGATTTACCAAATTGTCTACCTGTTGCTACAATACCAAATTTGTGTTCACTATCAGCAAACCCATCAATTATTTTTTGTTGCCCGATATGGGGACTGAACAACTCTATTTCCATTATAATTTATTACCCCAGTTTAATTTGATTGATACCTCACCTTTGTGTTCTACCTCGTGACGTTCAATCTCACCACCCCTAATTTTGTTTTTGTATTTTAGTACCTCTAACCAGATTTTTCTATCGTTCTCTAGTTTGGCTGCCTCCTCTAGTTCCTCTAATTTGATTAACG